TACACATATCATCAAAAACGTTTATGCAGACCCTTCAGATGTGTTTGATCACATTCTGACTGATGATCGCATTGTTGAACGTGCAATGAGTGTGACAGAAGCATATAATGATTTTATTAATGCAGCACATCAATATGATAGTAGTAATGATTGGCAACATGCATTAGAAGAAGTTCCTTATGCACAGGACACAAGATATGAACTCAAACGCAAACTCTTTAGAGCAATTGCCAATGTCAACATTTTAGAGGGTATCCGATTCTATGTTAGTTTCGCTTGCAGTTTTGCATTTGGTGAACTTAAACTTATGGAAGGATCCGCTAAAATCATCTCACTTATCGCTAGAGATGAAAATCAACATCTTGCGATCACTCAAAACATATTGAAGAAGTGGAGAGAGGGTGATGATCCTGATATGGCAAAAATCTTCAAGGAAGAACAGCGTTGGTTGTATTCCATGTTTGAAAGAACTGTGAACGAAGAAAAACTTTGGGCAGAGTATCTGTTCAAAGATGGTTCTATGATTGGTTTGAACGATAAACTGCTTCAGCAGTATGTGGAATGGATTGCCAATCGCAGAATGAAAGCAATTGGACTCAAACCGATCTATGACGTACCCGCAAAGAATAACCCACTCCCCTGGACGGAACATTGGATTTCGTCAAAGGGTCTCCAAGTTGCTCCGCAGGAGACAGAAGTCGAATCCTATATCGTTGGAGGAATCAAACAAGATGTCACCGAAAACACCTTTGCAGGATTCAGTCTTTGATTCTGAAGAAGAAAAATCTTTAGAGGCATACAGAGAAGCAGCAAGATCAGACGCTTACATGTTTGGTGATTACGATGCATACTCTGCTTTTATTGATGATAAATAAATTTCAGAATGATGAAATGATTTGGTAGACTATAAAAATCCCTGGATATTCCAGGGAAATCCTTTTTTATCTGAAAATATTGAAGACAACTTTGGTTTTGTCTATCTTATTACAAATACTAAAAACAATCGCCAGTATATTGGTAGAAAATATTTTTGGTCAAATAGAAAACCTAAAGGTAAATCTAGAAGAGTTAAATCTGAAAGCGACTGGAAAAAATACTACGGTAGTTCTGATGAACTTAACAAAGATCGTAAAGAGATTGGAAACGAATATTTTAAAAGAGAAATTTTAAGTCTCCATAAAACCAAGGGACAAGTTAATTATGAAGAGACTAAACAACTTTTTATTAATAATGTTTTAATCGAAGCCCTTGACGACGGGGGACCTCTCTACTATAATAGTAATATTCTAGGGAGGTACATGAAAAAAAATTATGGTAACTTTGGAGCAAACTCTTGAAGACAACTATCATTGGTCCATAGATCGTATTCATTATCTTTGTGAAAAGAATATAGATGATGCTCATGCTATTCAAAAAGAATTTTCAGAATGGTTGAATCCAAACATCAACGATCATGACGTGTTTTCCCTTGAATACATAGGAGATGACTTTCTTGATTGACAAACCCTTGTAAGTGCCCTATAATAGGGGAGCAGTTAAATGTTCCCCTATTTTTTTATGCTTGCGACAATTCTTGCTCTATCAGCAGTTGACTATGATCATCTTGCAAGGACAATCCAAGTCGAAACCTATCGTGGAAGTTTTGACGGATATTGTGTAGCAGTATCGGTTCTAAACCGTGTCAGGTCTCCACATTATCCAAACAGTGTTGCCGATGTTGTATATGCTCCCGGACAATATGAGGGTTTCACTAAATGGCGTCCAGCAGCAGATCCTAATCTAGTAAATACACTCAGGTCGGATGAAGGAAAGAAAAACCTTTTGAAGGCATATAGCATTATTGGTGATCGAACTGACTTCAAAGGTCAGAGTATGCTCAGATATCGAGTTGCATCTCAAGATCCAATGTGCGATACTAGAGGAAATTTCTATCACTATCATTGGCAAACATGATTAGAATACGAACAATCAGAGATATTTTCAAACCATTCAAAAAAAATGAAGTGGTTTGTGAAATTGATGAAGATGTAGTAGATTGTGCTGAGTTAGAAGCACCGGCATTTGAGTGTGGTCCAAGTCACTACACTCAAGGATATGGTTGGTTTGGTGAGACATATGGATACACGGGAGTGCCTGCTCCTGTTATTCCGTCAACAGACGAGTGGTTTAATCCACCAGTTTTAACTGAGAAAGGTATTGACTATATGGAACAGGAAACTGCAATTAAAATGCAGGATGATTTTTCTGTTGAACCTAGTGACATTCATCAAAGAATGTATGAAATTGCGATACAAAATCAATCCATTACATTTCATATTGATCCTCCTGGAGGATCGGAAAACTTTCAAGGAGGATCGGAAAATGTCCACCGATGATTGGCGTTACAATGAAGATAAATTAAAAGTTCGTGAACAAGCACTCACGATTCTTTTAAAAAAATATGGTTCTGAATTAAATTCAACAACAAGGGAATCTAAATATAAATCACAATCCATCTATGAATGTGCCCATGATTGGGTTTCCCAAGGCAATGTGAATTGTAATGGCATTGTCAAATACTACGAGGCTTACTATTATGCAAAAAGTAATTAATGTTTTAGCAATCTTGTCATTTGTAGGAACGGCAGGTATTGTCGGAACCGCAGGTGTTGTCTATTTGAGACGAGATGCGATTATCGAACAGGTTAAAGAGAATGTTGCCAAAGCAGCAACAGAAGCAATTGCTGGAGCACTCCCTGGTATGATGGATAGTGCCCTGCCTGAACTTCCTGGTGCCACTGGTGGTGTTATCCCTGGTACATCTGGTTCTACACCTGGCTTTGCTGCTCCTTTCTGATATGAAAAGTTTTATTCTTGCTATGCTGTTGGCAGCATCTCCTGCATTTGCAGGTGGTCCAGTCACTAGAAATCAACAACCTAAAGTTGAATTTTTCACCATGGATGCCATGGGTTGTATGCTCCTCCAGGAATGTACAGATGGAATCGAAGAAGTATTCAGTATCCATGATATTGGTGATCAGTATCCCAATCGTGATTATAATATTGTTGCTGACGAGTTCCATGCAATGCTCGTTGCCCTTAATCAGGTCGGAGTTAAGGTGTTTCTAGCAGATCAGAAGTATTTTCCTCCAATGCATCGTGGTGTTTACCACACTGTTGGTAATAACTTCTTTCTTAATGAGAAGTATATGGATAGTCCTGCCACACTGATGATGGTGATGCGTCATGAAGGATGGCATGCAGCACAGGATTGTATGGCAGGCACTATTGAGAATAGTATGATTGCTATTATCAAACCTGAAGAAGAAGTGCCTATGATCTGGCGTGTTATGGCAGAGAGAACCTATCCAGAATCTGCTGTGCCGTGGGAAGCAGAAGCAGGTTGGGCAGGTCGCACTGAGAAAATGACCATGGAAGCACTACAATCCTGTGCTCGTGGTACGATGTGGACTGATTATGAACCCACTCCTATGACTCGTGAGTGGTTGGAGGAGAACAATTACATCGCTAAATAAAGTTGCCTCTGTATACAGATAATGCCTGAAGTTCGCAGCGATGTAAAAGAAGTCAAGAAAGAAGAACCTAAAAAGAAAGGTCTTTTTGGTAAAATTAAGGAGGCAACAGATGACAAGGAAGAACAACTTGCTATTCTTTCTACCTTTGTCCGTCTTGGTATTCTTGTCTGGTCTGGTTCAATTCTCACTTTGGCATACATCAAACTACCTCCTGCACTCGGAATTCCTGAACAGAAACTTGATCCAACCTTCATCGCCAGCGTCTTCACAGGGGTTTTAGCTTCGTTCGGCGTCCAGACTGCCAAGAAGAATGGTGCTAATGGTGGCGGTGGTGGTGCTAGTATCACCAAAGAACAGATGGAAAAATTGATTGAGAAAGCAGCACAAACTGCACCTCATCAAACTCTTCGTATTGAGCAAGCACCTGTAACCTTAAAGGTTGAGAAAAAAGAAGAACCTTACAAGATGTAAGTTATGATTAACAAACGATCTCCATTTAAGTGGGCGGCACTGACAGTAGGAACACTGTTCGGTGTCGCTCATATTGGCATATTAGGACACCTTATTAATAAAAAAGATATTCCTATTATCAATTTACCTGTTGGTGACTATACATCATATAGTGTAGACGCAGGCACGGATGGTTATAGCATACGATATAACGCTAATGATCCTAAAGTTATGGGTGTTAGAAAGAAATTGGATAAGAGGAATGGGTTCTTTGGTATCGGTGGAACCACGAATTTAATTACTGAAGAAGAATATACAATGGACGGAGCAAGACATCTCCAGGGTGGTGAAGTGGGAAAGTTGACTGCTCAAAATCTGGAATGCATCAAAGCGGAGGGCGCTGGAGAATCAACAGGAAGAATGGTAGGTGCTAGTGTTGGTGCAGGTATTGCTCCTATCTTCACAAGTATTCCATATGTTGGTTGGTTGATATCTGGTTGGGCAGTCATGTTGGG